TGGAAAGGAAAAGAAAATGTCAAAAGATTTACATCCAGTGTTACAAGAAGTAATACGTCTAATGAGACAGATACAGACTGTCAAGAAGAAGCTTCCAAAAGCTGAGATCCCTAACGATTGGAGAGAAAAGGGATTGGAATCTTCTAAATTAGGAAGTAGTCAACCTAATGAAGTTGCAATGACACCACTGATGAAGAACGCATTAGTGCACTACGGTGACGCAAAGTTGGTGAAGAATCAACAAACTGGTGAGGAAGAAGTTGATACTCGCTTAAAGACGACAGACCCTCAAACTAAGGCAGAGCAAGCTATAGTACATAACATGAAGCAATTGTTATTAGTATTTAATGGGAATAGTGATAAATATAATGATGCCTTACCATTATTATCTGTAGAACATTACAATGTTCAGTGTTACCAAAATCTTAAGGAAAACCTTCGAGACATACAACCAGGTCAAGATAAGGAAAGGTTAAAATTAGCACGAGAGTATGCTAAACCATCACCAATCACAATTGATGATATCATTCACATGATAGAAAGTGATCCGGTTTTCCAGAAAGCCATCCTAGTTATTATGGGACTTATTCCAGAAGTCAAAGCTAGTGATGCAATAAGGGAGATAAATCTACCATTCATGAATAAACATTCTGGTGTTGGTGCACCATACTGGAAGAATGATAAAACTGTGGACCAAGAGACGAAGAAAACTTATGCTGAATTAACTATGGAAATAGCTGAAGGCATAAAAGATAAGTATGATGAATGGTACAAGTACAATGTGTCAACTATGTATGGCCGTAATCAACGCGGTAAAGGTAGATTATTAATAGCAGTAGCAAGAGTGTTAAACCTACTCTTAAATATGCTAGAATCAGTGGAAATCGAAGCATACAAGCGAAAGTCACCATTATTCATCGGATACCGAGACGATGAAGAGCTAAAGAAAGCATTAATTACAATGGCCGAAGAATGTGAAAAATATGGTTTAAAATGTGCAAATGAAGATTACAAACACTTCGATCTATCTCTTTCTGAAGGCGTGTTAGTATTGGTTGGAGCAATATCAATCTACAAGGCCAATGGTTCTAAGAGTAAGAAGATAGCTTTAATGAGGTCATGCTTCGCGCTAGAGACTAAATTAATGAATGGGCTTTCTATGAATATTGATGAAATATTCGGACGAATTTTCTCAGGCTTCATTGATACGAACAGAAGTGGTGGGTTAGCTAACGCTATCCAAATGACAACCTGCTGTATGAAGCAAGATCCAAAATATTCTGAGTTATGTTATATGTTGACATATTTTATGATGGTTATGGGCGACGATAACCTGCATGCATATAGAATACTAGATAGAGCGAAACTAGATGATGACATGCACAAGCTTTTCGGTGGTATTATTAACCAACCTAAATACGAATTTGGTCCCGTATTCTTACAATACAGAGTCTTCAAAGATCCGAAGACAGATAGTATTGTGATGGCGTATGCTTGGACGCGAGTTGCTAGAAGTATGCTAATGAAAGAAGAGGCTAAAGGTCTTGGCCCTGTTGGTTGGACATATGCTTGGTACCAACAACTCTGGAAACTTTATGAGTATACACCTGCTTTTAGCATAGTCGTGAATCTGCTTATCCCATTTGATACCAATGAATTGTTCCGAAACACTCCAATTGAACAGTTAAATAAAATGTTGAAGGAAGAAGATGCAGAAGCGCTAAAGAAGCTGAAGACTGATAATCAGAAGCGTAGATATCAATCAACGATGGATAAACTCTATGATGGGGATCCATCTAAGGCTCGATTCATGGAGGATAATGATAACTTAATGCAAAAGATTCAGAATAAAATTAATGAGGTATATGACCCTCAATTTTATTCCAAATATGGACTAACCTATTAGAACATATTTGGTGGGCACGCACTTAGTCAGTGTTAAC